TCTGCTCCTCCTACAAAGTTGTAGAATTCACGGAAACCAGAACCTGTTTCAATGTCAGAGAATCTTTCTCCGTACTCACCTCTTGCAGAACCTTTTCTGAAGAACTTTGTACCTTTAGCTAAATACTTGTTATCCAAGATAGCCGCATTGTTGTTGTTAACTAATTGAACAGTGTAAACAAAACCGTCACCTGCTGGGATAATATCATCAGCTGTGATGTAAAGTTCAAGTCCATTATACTTATCATAAGTAATAATGTCACCATGTCCAAAAGTTCTTTTATTAATTTTAATCTTAAATGTTGTACCATCTACACCTTTGTTTGCGTTACCTGGTTCAATATCCGCTACTACGTAGGGAAGATCTTGTGCAATAGGAGTTTGCCACTTGTACTCACCTCTAGCGTTATCCACCATGATTGTATTCTTTCCACCGAATGAAGCCATTTGATACAAAGGCATTTCTACCTTTTGGGTCATAGCCCATAGATCAATTGGTCCCATATCCATAGGCTCAGGGTTACCAAGCATTTGGGTAAGGTGATAAGAATCAACATGAGAACTAGCTTTGTAGCTTGTATCACGTAGGAAAATCCCATTATTTAAAACTGGAGTTGCCATAATTTTTGATTGTTTTTGTTGTTAATAATTAATTTACTGTTTATATTTAATTTACTTCTAATTAAATTCTTTTAAATATGTTGGTTGGTCTTTGAATCTTTCTTTTTGAACTAGTTTTAGTAGCTTCTTTTTCAGCTTGATTGACACCTAACGATGCTCCTCCTACATTTGACTGTTCACTTTTTAATTTTCTAACCGTTTTCTCAACACTTTTTTGTGCACCTTTATCCATTATCTTAGCTTTATAACCTGATGGATCTTGTAATAACCACAGAGCTTCTGATATTAATGAATAATTTGGTTCCACAAATTGATATTTTTCTAGTAAGTGACCTAATAGATTAGTATTACGTCCACTAACTGATGGATAATTAGGTTGAACTAAACCATTATATAACATGGCTTGAGTTTTTCTATCTACTTTGATATCCCCTAATTGTCCTTCTTTTAATGTCTCATATACATTTTTCATGTATGCTTGAGATGCATTTTCTTGTTGTTTCTTTTTAAGCTCTTGCTCTTCAAGTTTTTGTGCAACAACTTTTTCTTGCATCTTATCTAGCTTTGGTTTGAACTTATTTGCTTGTGTTTCAAGCTTACCTAAGTCTTTCCAAATTTCTATTTCTTCTTGAATATCTTCAGCAGTACCATATCCTGTAGCACTTAAATATTCTTTGATCACTCTTTCTTGTCCATTTACAGACTTAGTATCAATAGTTTTTGTTTCTTCTACTTGACCAAGTGTAGTAAACAAACCTTTTAAATCTTTACCTCCATCAGCTACATACTTAGCAGCTATTTGCAATTCTTGTGGTAAACTTTGAAAAAATTGTTTTGGAGTCTCTCTTCTAACTTGATTAGCTTTTTCTTCTAAGTTTGCTTGAATAAGTTCTTCCCAATCCTTAGCAGAATAATCTTCTAAATCTTTATCATCATCAAAAGGAACTATTTTATCATCTTTAATAAGTTTAGAAAATACATCAGATATTCCTGATATAGATTTTCTACCTCTTGTTTCCTTTTCTTCTTTAACTTCTTCAGTTTCTTCTTGTCCAAGTTCTCCAAAAATGTCTTCAACACTTTCTGTTGAGGTTTCCTTTTTGTCTTCTACTACAATTTCTTCTTCTTCTTTTTCTTCTTTTTCTTCTGATTTAGCTAGTACATCTGTTGCACCATCTTTATCAGGATCAGCAAATGACATGTCAGCTTTTTCAGTTAATCCAGAGAAAATATTTTTTGCTTTAGATTTATTATCTTGTAGCATATCAGCACCGCTTGGAGCAGCATTGAATATCTCATCTAAATTAACTTCTACATTTTGTGCTACATTGCTTTTCACAGGCTGTGTTTCTGTTGTTGTACTCATAATATTCGTTGGTTTTAATATTAATAACTTCTTACATATATAATATAAGAAATGTTTCTTATATAATTGTCAAGTTAAACTTAAAAAATTTTATTAAAAGTGAAAGTTTATTGCAGTATATAGCTAACGCTACTTTTTGTCCTTACTATTTTTGACATCATACTTGTTTTTATTCTCTCTTGCTATTTGAAGTTTGGTATCAGCAATTTGTTTTGATGCTGCTATTTTTTCTCTTTCAACAGTAAGCCTACTATTTTCTTGAGCTGATTTAACTGCACTTTCCTGACGTTTAAAATTCATCTGCTCTCTATATTGAGTAGATTCTTTTATATCCTTCATAGCATCTTGATAATCAGATTGTTGATTTTCATTTATATCAACCATAGACCCATATCCTGCAGATCTAATTTCTGCTAATAAAACATCATTCTTTCTATCTTTGTCATTTTCTGTCATTTCAACTTGAAGTTTTTGCTGCTCTTCTTGAGCTTTAGCTTGAAGTTGTTGCTCTTGCATTTGACGTTGCTGCTGCATGTCTTGCTCTCTTTGTTTTTGAAGTCTAGTTTCAGAGTCTTTGAGTATGTCAGATACTTCTGCAATTGAGTCTGCTTTAACAATATTACCTAACTCATATATACTTGCTCCTGAAGTATTATTAGTTAATGCCATTTGTTTTAAGTTTTCTAAAATAGCTCTATGGTTAGTTTTAGTTGTAGCAAATACATTAAAATCTCTAAGTAATAAATCAGTACCATTTATAGTAAAGTTGACTTTCTCAGCTTCTGTAGATATATATTGTAGCCTAACACTTGGGTTAGTACTATAATAATATTGTGCTAAGTCAGTTCTCATTTGATGTATACGTGGCATTAAATGATCAGAGTGCTGTACAAAGTACATTTCTGTTTGTGCATATGATTGTTGCATAGCTTGTACCACACCTGTAGCCGTTTGAGCTGATACAGCTCCACCTAGACGTTGTGGATTAATTCCTATTGCATCAAAACATTGTTGCTTAAAATAATTTGCAAGTTGAATTCTAGACATCAATCTACTTGTCTGCTCCATGTTTAGAGTTTGATAGTGATTGAAGTTAGTTGCATTCTCAGTATTTGTAATAGATGTATCAAGAGGTAGCATTTGAAAATCTTTCATTGCTACATATGCTTTTGCATAATTGTTCTTACCCCAATCCTCACCCATTGAGTGACGTGGTAAAGCATTTTGATCAAACATTATTACTGTTCCTAATTCATCTATTAGAATGTCAGCAATCTGGTTATTAACCATATTATATCCAACTTGATATGCTTTCATCAAATCTACTAAAGACGTAGATCTTGTATTTCTATCAGAAAATACTCTTCCTTCTACAGGTAGTTTACAACCATATAAAGAGTTATCTCCTTTAAACTGAAAAGGTAATCTACCAGGTTTAGTTCTATTAATACCTATGTATATAGGATTAATATTATCACCCATAGTTGATTGCCACATTGCTGGTAAGTTAGGACCAATCTTTACACCACCCCAAACTTCATTAATCCATATCCAGTCTATATGTTCACCTTGTAATAAGTTTTCTTTTGTTTTTTGTTTAAATATAGAAGTATCATATATGGGCTTTTTTGTTACCTTAAAAGTCTCATCTATAATCTCTTGTGTAACTTCTCCATCATCTTCAATTTTTGTAAGATGACCAACTTTCCTTTGAGTTTTCCAATATATAGTTGCAACTCTCATTAAGTTATCTTCACCCCACATTGAAACATCTTCATTTTCATTTAATATCTCACTAAGTATATCTCCTCCTGCTTCTGGGTTATTCCAATAATTAGATGTAAACTGTCTATACGCTAAACCTGGTGCATTAGTATTCCACTCATGTGATCTTGTTGCATCATAGTATGCCCCATCATTTTGGTAACCACTAACTTGATATTGTGCTGATCTTGCTGGATAAATCTCTTGTAAGGATTCAAGTTGTTTACTATCCATTAAATATCCGTATCTGTCTACTACATCTGAGACAGTCATTAGATCTACTTTACCTGCATAGTTTGAATCTGCTATATATCTTTGGTCTGGAGATTTTTGATAGAAAGTTAATACTGGATTCCATAGCTCTACATCATAGTCATCTTCAAGCATTCTAAAATGCCAAAATTCTCTATCTGCAATAAGCATATCTTGAAACCCTCTTTCCTCAAGTTCTTGCATTTTAAATCTTTCTTCATCTACTGCAAGTTGGTGGGATGCCCACTCTTCTACCATGCTTCTATAAGACTTACTAAAGAAGTCTTCTATTTCTGGTAATGATTTTAATGCCTCTGGAGATAATTGCTCTTGTGATTCTTTTGAACCAGGATCAGCGCCCATCTCAATCATTCTGCGTACTAGGTTTGCTTCAGCATCAGCCAATAAAGATTCTTCTATTTGAACTTTCTTTTGTTCAAGCATTTCGTTGTATGATGCATCATCAACAGCTCTAAATTGAACCTTAGAATATCTTTTAGCAAATTCTCCTGTAAGTACGTTTATAACATTTGGTACAATTGGGTAAAACTTTAACTCTAATGCAGACTCATTTTCTGTTGTAAGAGTATCCATAAGATCTTTATATTCATTGTCTGGTTCAACAATGTAATCAGTCTTATCAATAATACCTTTAGCAAGTTTATAATTTTTGAGCAGTCTTCTAGAGTTAACACGCAAAAACTCAATACCCTGAAGCTCTAACCAGTCTAAGTTCCATGCAGCCCAATCATCTGTTTTTTCTTTATATGGTAAGAACTGAACCGGTTGGGTTAAGCTAGAGAATGTAGGCCCGCCTTCAGCTTTTGCCCCATTCTTCATTTGCATTGCGTTTAATACTCTCATACCTGTTTAGTCTATTTAATATTCTTGAATCCGGATCTCCTAACTTTAGAACTTCCCAATGTCTTATTACGGCCTATATTTCTAAAAGGACCACTATACTTTAATTTACTCAATTTTTCTGAATTATCCAAAGAATTACCTTCTGATTCACGTCTTTTTGTATAACCTCTATTTGATTGTTGAATTTTTACAAATGCAATTAATGCACCAAAGGTAACAAGTCTATCTACGTTTAAACCAGGATAATATGCTGCCATCTCTTTAAGTAACATTCCATCTGGAATTCTTTCTATACCTAAAGTTTGTTTCATTACATTACCATTTTCATCAAGCTCTTCATCAATTACCTCTCTTAAAAATTCTATTGCGTAGGATATTAAATGGCTTTTAAATAATGTACCTGTATTCTTCCATCCATATTCTTGATATACTGTTCTATTAGAACCTAGATCTTTTAAGAAAAGAATTTGTTGTTTTGGTACAAGGTATCTTTGTTTTTTTCTAGCAATCATATGTTGAATAAATAATGATATATTATTTTCAACAATTGTCCATGCATTATACCACTCAATGATCATTTCTAATCTTTCATGAGTTTTATTTATATCATCAAAACGCCCACACCATGCTGCTACAATTTTATCTTTTTCAATAAACTGTTCTACTTCACCTGACACAGTTGTTCTTGTTACTTCTGTTGCATTTTTATAAATATAAATACTACATAAAGAATCTGATGTAGTTGTTTTACCTTCTGACACAGGATCAATAGATCCATAGTATGCACCAAAGGCTGGGCTTTTTACTGGTCTTTCCCAAACAACAATAGATCCTGTTTTATCAACTTCCTTTTTATTTACTGGAAATGTAGATATGGGAAGTTTTTTTGTGCGTTTTGCAACTATACCTGTTTGATCTCTGTCTAATACTATAAGCTCATATGGGTATTCTTTTTCCTCTACTCTTTTTTGTTGTCTACTTAAAATTCCTTGTGGGAATACTGACTCTTTTCTATATGCAAATGCCTCAGCAATATTTAGAGGTTTCTGAGATATTCTTAACTGGAATTGTTCTCCACTTAATTCATTTCTCCACCTATTTCTTTCTATATCTATAGCTTCTATGGCTTCTTTAACTTGAGAGTTGCCATAATCATCTATATAAGGGGGCATAGACCACTGTTCTGGAATAAATAACCCTGCCATACCAATTGTACCATCAGCATCCATAAGATCCGTCTGTACTGCATAAATATCATTAGCACCTGGATTTAAAATCATATCCTTTAACGGACCACATTGTTCTAAATCACCCACTGAACCAGCAGCAATAAATTGACCTGTAGTCATCATACCAGATGACATAGCTGGACGCAAGTACTCATAAGTCTGCATCATGTTTTTTGCAATTCCTGCTTCCTCATGAAAGAAATATGTACATGGACCCCCTACCCCTGTGGTAGCATTCTTTTCAAATGAAGCACCTTGTATCTTTGATTTAAGACCTCTTGATGTTTTTCTGTTGTTTATTTTGACTTCAATTTGCTGTTGCCATAACAATACCTTTTCTGGATTACTAGGTCTATACCATGCAGTATGTTCATTAAGGAATGTTTTATATTCCTCTAAAAACTTCCATGATCCTTTATCATTAATATAATCTTTTAGTGATGCACCAATTTTACATATGGATCCTTCCTCAAACCAATATTGATTAATGATTTTACCCATGTGAAAATAAGAAGATGCAATCTGACGTTTTTTAAGTATAGCTACATGCTGATTATTTAACTCAGCTATTACTTCATACAAAGCCATATGATACTGAGCATCTCTTACTTTAGCAAACCCATAATGTTTTTCTTCCTTATCAAAGATAGGAAGGAAGTTGAGCCACATATAATAATCTCTAGTTAGGTACCAATGTTTGTCCCCATCTTTATAAATTACACCTGATCTACATTTGTTTTTTTGATCTTCCCAGTATGCTATAAAATCTTTAGACCTAAACGGAGCATTACAATAAAAACCTTCTTTATTAAATATCTGTGCTTGCTCATTAAACTTAAGTGCAATTTTATTAAACTCATATTTTCCAGGCTCTTTAAATATGGATTCTAGGTATTCTCTAAACTCTACATCTGATTTAAATTCAGTTGTTGTCCATAAACCTTTATCATATGTT